CTATTTTTATGAAATATTGAGTCCGAATTTGTAATTATCCCATCTTCATTAGCGTCTGCTTGATGTTGTAAATGATGCACTTCTGTACCCATGTTTTTTCCACATTTTTCACATAAACTAACTATTTTGTTAGCATTATAACGCGACTGTTTGAGGGAAAGCATACTGTTACCATCTGTATTATACTTCAATCTAATTTTATTTGCTGATTCTAAAAAGTCTGTTGGTAGATTGAGTGACTTGCAAACTTCCAAACCATATACATTTGCTCCAGAACCATCCTTCAATTTACGGTTATAAATAAGCACATCTTGCTCTTTATTATATATAACTTCCATATGCTTAAGATGAACAGTTGTCATTTCTCTAACCTCTTCATAATCGACAATTTCGTGTAAATGAGTTGCGAATATAAAACTACTTTTGGCTTGATATAACCTCTGAATTCCTGCAACAAAAATGCTAATCGCACTTATCGTTTCTGTTCCAGAGCATAATTCGTCACCCAATACAAGGCTGTTTTCGTCCATCAGACGCAAAATAGTGCGAAGCTCCGACATCTCGACTTCAAATGTCGACAGCCCTTTGAAGATGTTATTGTTACCAATTATACGTGTAAATATACTTTTATATGGTTTAAATTGAAACTCAGAACAAGGAACATAAAGCCCTGCTTGTGCCAATATAATAGAAATTCCTAATGCTCTTATAAGAGTTGTTTTCCCGACTGCATTTGTTCCATACAATAAAATACCATTGGTTTTTTCATCTCCAAGCGAAATATCATTGGATACATATAATTCGTTCATCTGAAATCTTTCTATTAAACAATGACGTAATCCTTTTGCATCGACAAATGCTTTTTTTGCTTCCACGATTTCTGGTTTACAATAATTGAATTGTTTCGCAATTGAAGCTTTTGCATACATAACATCAATTAGGGTTATAAAATTTATTACTCTCTCTAATTGTTCCTGAAATCCACTTAAACTTTCGATAAAACGATTATAAACCAAAGTTATTAAATCTTTTAAAGATATTTTAATGGATGAAATTGAATTACATAAACCCTGAACCCATTCATTAATAATATAATTATTAGAAGCTGATTGTTTTTCAAATGAAAATTTATTTTTGGTAATATTAAAAGGAAATGATACTCCATTTATGGTAAGCAACGTTTCCGTCTTTTCATTTACGGATAATGCGTCTTGTAATATTTTACATCTTCTGGAAGTACAAATTAAACTGTAATTATTTTTATCTGTTTCATGTATTTTAACGTAATCATTTGATTTTGATGTCTTTTTTTCTTTATTTTCAATTAATTTACTTAGACAGTCTCGAATAGCTTCTAATTTAGACTCTGATTCCTCTAATGTAAATGTTTTATTATCTAAATCTAAATCTACACCTTTCTTTATAAAATTCAATTCAAATTGTTGTAGTTGGTCAATATCTTTTGCTAAATTGATGTCTATATGATTTTCTATAAATGATAACATTTGAAAACAAATATTACCTATTTCCAGAATGTTAGCATCAAAATTTTTCAAATAAGTTAATATTGTTTCATCTGCCTTAACCAAATTAAATATAATACTAATTTCTTTAATACTTGAGTATAATGTGTATACAGCTTTTGGAGATATTTTTTTAAGAAAAATTTGTCTCTCAAATTTTGCCAAATCTTTTATATATGTTAGTTTAGTTTTAAAATAATGACAAATGACAGAATCAAAAATATTCAAAATATATTCGGTAATACCGTATTCACGGCGTAAAATATTTTCATCACATATTGGATTTAACATATTATATTTGAACTTTCGTTTTCCCATAGGTGTTGAGCAATTATTTAAAAGTGTTGAAACACATGACATTTTTGAAGATTTCACTGAACCATCATCAATAATATTTAATTGTTTAAGTGAATGATTTGCCAATATTAAACGCGTAGAACAATTTTCAAATATAGGTTCAGAAATTTTATTCACTAACTGAGGATTATGTTGATATACAAAATCTAATAAATAACAAAATGCCTGTGTAGCTATATTATTTTCATAAAAATTCTGAATAAAGATGTCAAAGTTGTCAAATTTATAAAATTTCGAGAGGATTTCTTTTTGATATGGCTGTTTTTCACAGTTTTTAACCCTTGTCATTTTATTGTTATCTATTTTATCGTTTATATGAATTTTATGAACTAAACTACATGATATACCTGCATAACTTATAACATAATCTAATTCTTGTTCTTCTGGTAAATTTGATATTAAAATAACTTCACTTGGGTTATAAATGGAAATAAATCTTTCTAATTCATCATAAGTTGTTGGATTATTAACATACGTCTCTTTAAATTGAAATATACTTGTCTTACCAGTATAAATATCAATATTAGCAACACCAACAACCACATATTTGCCTTTCAATAAAACCTTGTTCTCTATTAAATTAACCCAAATACAAGAAATCGAATTAGTTAGACTTTGAGATTCAGTTTGGAAATAAGTTCCTGGAGAGAAAATCCCTGCTAAGCTTCTGGATGTGTTTTTCATATTTTCATCCTGCGTATATACCACCGCAGTAAATCCAGCATCCTGTATTTTTCTTAAATACTTTTCAATCATAAAATCTTTAAACCCAGCCATCATGACATTGTTTTTTCCGACACAAGTATTTTTATCGACAACATTTAATTCACAAATTTGAGAGAAATCTGTTATCTTGCTTGCAGTCCCTATAGGGATATCATTTTCCTTATCATAAATTCCATACACTTCAAAAAATGCTCCAACTTGCATTAATAATATTGTATTCTCTCCATATTCATATTGAAATTTTTTAGTTAATTCAAAATATTCAGTAATTAAAGACATATTATAATATTGTAAATTGTCTTTAATATGTTATATTAATTGTCTACAAGTATAAATTTCAACTCGGCACCAGGATTCATAAGAATGCGCTTTACATCCTTATATATATCGTTTGAAATGATACCTAAATTATAATAAAAAAATTTCACTATAATAAGTATAACAGAAACATAAAGAGGCAAACTTCTACATCTATTATGGTCATCTAATACAATTTGTTTATATTTATTATTGTATACTGATATTTCTAGCTCTATATTATTATATTCATCTTTATATTTTCCTTTAAATCCACGAACAACCGTTGAACCTATTTTGTAGAATGATTTTTTAAACACATTTCTGCTAATATTTAAAAAATTGCATAACATTTGAATAGTACTTTCTTCATTATCTGTAAAAATATCTATATCAATATCACTTTTACCTGGAAAATAATCTGCTCTATATATACTTCCATAAAAATAAATAGGTTTGTCGATATGAATAGATAGATTATTAAAAAAATGTTTTTGTTTATCTGTTAATTTTTTATTTATTTGTTCCATATTATAATATACCTATATTATTTTATTTATAATTCTTTATCTTCTTTTGACAAATTATGAAGCAATGTTTCGGTATTATTATTGGTTATTTCTCCTGAAAGCATCGCTGATTCATATAATTTTCTCAATACATCATTTGGAGCATTGCTGCCAGTTTTAATAAGATTATGTTCTCTTAAATACAGTTTAATATCATTTATATTTTTACGTTTTAAATCTTTTTGCGCGGTTAATACTTTTTTTCTTGTTCCACGGTCTTTAATTAATACACTAACAGTTCTCTTAATATTAGACCTTCCTAATGTATATTTTCGTTTAATAGTTTTTTTTGTTATATGTTTTGTGGCGACTAATTTTCCGGTCGTTTGCTCTACAACTGGCTGTACTGATTGCTGTACTATTGGTTGTACAATTGGCTGTATAACTTGTGATGTAATTGACTGCACATTTGGATTAGGTTTTTTAATTAAATTTTCTGTTAAAATAGGATCTACTTTTGTTTCTTCGCTTTTATTTTTTATTTTTTGCCTCAATAAATTTAACCTATTCTCTCGAGCGGTTTGTTGCGAATTCATTCCTCCTTGAATAATTAGCGATGAATTTGGATTTGTTACAATATTATTCCTATGAGTTCTTGCCCATTCTCTATAACTTGGTTTTAACCCTCCTTTTAATACACCATATGGAACATCATCTGGTTTTTGCGGTGGATTAATTTTAAATGGTTCTGTAATTGTTGTTTGAATTAATTCATCGGGTAAATCAATATTTACCCTGGGTTGTACGTTTACGTTTAACTCATGATAATTTCTTATTGTTCTTCTCTCCAGTTCTTCTTTTCTTCTTTGTTGTAAATCTTCGTAATTCTTTTTTTCAGCATCAATTTTCTTTTGTTTTGATAATGTCTGTAGATAATTAATTGAATCCGTAAATTCATCATTGAATTTTTCAAAACTTTTAATTGGTTCTACATTAGTAACAGTAACATTATCTAATTTCCTTTTATTATTTGCTAAATCTTGAGTTTCTTTTTGTTTATGTTCTTTAATTCTTTTCAAAAGCTTATTTTTTAAGACATTTGGTGAAATTAATGGAACAGCAGTTGGTTTCACTTTTTTCTCTCTATTTTTTTTAGTTTTTGAACCTCCTACACTAAATAATGATGGGTTAATTGAAATTGTTTTATTGGACATTAATATAATATCAAATAAAATTAAATATTATTTTTAACTATAAAGTGTGTTATACATATATCGTTTTTGCTCCCTTTCGTCTCTTCTATTTTTTACATCCTCATTTTTTAAGAATATTTCAAATCCTCTATCTAAATCTTTCAAATTAATCTTTTTCTTGTTTTCTTCCGGAAGACAAAATACTCTCCTACTATGCGCTATTTTTGTTTTTGCTAATAACGTCTCTATATCGCGTCCGAAAAATTGAAAGTATTCCTTATTTTTTTTAAACCATTCTACATTTATTTTAGATTCCGCGTCGATTTCCCAACCAATACATTTAACCATTTTTTTAAATATTTGGTATAAATCTTCTGCGGTATATTCGTCTGTTTTAAATCGCCAAGTAAATCTGGAATCTAATCCTTGATTAAACGCAAAAAAACTCTCTTTTAGTTCCTTCTCATATCCAGCTATAATAACCATTAAGTCTTCTTTATTATCACTTAATGCTTCACAAAGCGTGTCAATACATTCTTTCGCAAAACTGTCCTTCTTTTCAGGGTTTCCCAAAGAATACGCTTCATCGATAAATAATACACCGCCTAATGATTCCTTGATAACATCTTTTGTTTTTAACGCGGTTTGACCTAAGTATCCAGCAACTAAATCACTTCTTGTAACTTTTTTGAACGTCCCCTTCGAGAGAATACCAATTTTACTATAAATTTTACCCATTATTTTCGCTACATCAGTCTTACCTGTTCCAGGTGGTCCGTAAATAACCGTATGTAGGAACTCACCTGACGAATTTTTGTTTTTATGAAGCTGCTGAACAAAGTATAAAATTTGG